ATCAGTTTCATTAATTGTTTTCCCACTAGGGACCATAGTGCCACCGGGAGTCATAAAACTAAACCGATGAGTGGCGTTACAATCAGCGGATTTAGGTGAATTAGGTGCTATTTGCTGATCTAAACCGCCCGATAATAGTTTTTTTCTGGTCCATATTTCAATAGTTTTTATTTCTTGGGCAGGCTGACCGTCAAGAGGGGTTTGATGATTTGCAGAAGACTTGGCATTTTTAATTAAAAATGGAGTCCAAAACAAAGTAGTGTCTGGAGCATAACTCTCTCCTACTCTTGAAGATGCATTAGAATAAAGAGTGTATAGATTACTTGTAGGATCTCTAAATCTTGGTGGTGTGAGAAAAAACCATCCACTAGTTTCATCAATAATATCTGTTGGTGATCCTAAATAAAATCCGTCATATTTCGGATCTATATTTTCGAAAGGGAGACAAGCAGCTTTTAATGCTAGACTATCAGTGTCTGTCAATGTTGAGTTAGCAAAAGCTATTTTCTGTTTTGTAACTAAATCATTAATAAAAAGACTGCCCGCATCAAAGTTATCATCTAGAGTGATTTTGTCATCGGTTTCTGGTTTAGGGGGTACACCTCCTACACGATCTACATCCAAAAATTCAGTCTGATCATAATAAGTAGTGTCTATTAATTCTTCTACAGATTGAGGCCATCTATAATAAACAGTTTGGCCAGCATCAGGTAGATTTAATTCTAATTGGTCTGTATCCCAATTCCACCTGTGAGAAACTTTAACATCTCTGTTTAATTCATATATAGGATTTTCTTCTATAGCGGCTTCATCATCAGTTAATCTTTTATGTAATCGAAGGCCTTGACCTGAAAGACCATTCATACCATTCTGACCAGATATATCTACAACACCCCATGAAAGTTGTGTATTTTGCCCTGATACATATGGTTCACCATCATCGGTGGCATGTATTGTAGCTGTTGGATCATCAGCTTTAAATGTATACATTGCGTACCATAAATTAACAGTTCTTTTATCAGTGATGTCACTATATTTGGTCGAATCCCCTGGTAAGGTGGCATCACTATGATTTTCAAACCACTCATTTACACCTGTAGGATCTATAGGAGGTGTTAATTCTCCTGCAAGAGAAAAGTCATATAAACCACCTACAGGAGATTCGGGAGGGGCTTGAATATTATTTCCTGTTGTTGTTGTCGATGTTAAAGTATATACAGGAACTTTAAACAAAGATTTACCTGCAGGTCCATCACCGGCTAATGGTATTATTGAAGGTGCTGTCCAATCAAGGATTGGTGCTTCACCAGGATACGGAAGAATTTCATCCCATGCCTCAGAAGGTAACGAATTGTCATTACCAAGCTGTAATTCAATTATATTATAAGCATTAGCTGGAATTAACGTCCCACGAAAACTATCTTTAAATCCCCCTAATTCAGCATCATAAATCAAAACCGTTTCGCTAGTTATTAGCGGGTCGAATCTTAAAGATTGTGTAGCTAAATTTAAATGAGAACTTTCAGTTTGAATGTTGTATTTATATTTGTAAGTCTTACCATTATGTGTAATAATGTCATTAATTGCATATTGTCTAGATGCGTTATGAAAACGATGTGATTCTACTATGGTCATTGAAGTCCAAAGTTTTTCTAAGTTTGCTACCGCAGGGTCTGTAGACAGAGAATCAGGTGTAACTTTAGACCATCCATTGGGAGCAACAAAACTATTTTGTCCTGTATGACTAAAATTAATTGAAGATCCATTATTAACGTCATCTAGACCCCAATCAACCACACCCTCTGAGTTACGAGGAACATCGGCTTCTGATGCTGTTCTTCTATATATTTGTAGTGTAAAACGTAATGTTCCAAATTCGTCCCCATCAAGACCTCGTACACCGTAAACACCTTGAGGTCCTCTTATCCAAGCATTAAAAAAGTCTTCGAGAGTATAACAAGAAAACTCCTCACCGCTTGGAAGATTATCACCGTTCTCATCTTGACAAAATGGTTGAGTTGACTTCCATACGTCGAATAGGCTGTTAATGTTCTCGTCAACACTGAGATCGAAAATAATATTGTTACCACCACCTCCCGTTACAGTAAATGACAACATTTCACCATTGTAAGCAATACTAATGCCCTCTTTTACAGAACCAGCCAACATAAGACCTATAATTCGACGAACCTCACTTTCATTTAATTGGCCTGAAGATAATAGATAATCTACTATAGTAGTATCTAAATCATTGCTAATTTTATGTATATCACCAATTCCGGCTGATAAGTCATTATTTTTTGTTTTCCATTCTAAGAATGTATCCCAATTGTTAATTTGAATAGGACCGCTCATTTTTGGTTCTCCAATAATTGTTCTAGAACTGACTTAATTTCTACAATTTCTGTTTTTAATCGTTCTATTTCCATAAGGTTTTGTATTGACATATTATTTTTAATAGTGGTGGTGGTGGTGGGTTTATTACCCTTAAACACAATTGCATTAGTATAACTATCTCTTATATAATCTTCATGGCCTTGTACAATCATCATTATTCTGTAAAATAGTCTTCAGACGCTATTACTCTTAGATTACGCACTACTGGAATTATAGCAGATAAACTAGAATACATTTCAATTTTAATCCTAAATCTATTAAATAAAGGATAATGACTAGTAAGAAGGTCTACAGTATTCGATGCTTTATGAATTAATTGTATTTCTTCTAATTTATTATTATTATTTATAGTGTCTATAAACTCAACCCAAGGCTGATCATCAAGCATATAGAACATTTTAACCTTAGTATTGTTAGGACTAAAGACATCCATAAACAAATTAATCCCTGATGACATATTATTCAATGTTATTTCTTTTGAGACATAAGTGGCAAGTGGCTCATGAGTAGTATTAGCGATAATATTCTCAACCGCTATAACCGAAGTTCTGTCTAAATCAATTACAGGTGAAACAAGATCCGAATTGGATTTTAATGTAGCTGTAAATCTTGCTTGCGTCTCAGTGTCGTCAAAGTTTACGGATAATGTTTCATCAAAGTTAACAGACACATTAGGGTTTAATGGAATTAATTTATCAATAGTAAATGCAGGATTAGACCCTTGTTTCTTTCTATGTACAGAATTCCAAGATATCTCTGTATCATTAGATTCTTTTTGTGTAACATTTAAACAAAAGGTAGAATAGTCGATTGAATGAGTTGTAAAAACATTATTACCACCCACCTTCATCAAAACCCAAGTTGCAGAGCTGTCATTTAAGTCAGCACCTTCACGTTCAGAAGCAGCAATTCTTATAATATACTCATTGTTATTCACAATAGAATATATAGTATGTTCTTTATTAAGTTCTGAAACATTAAACCCTGCAGCGAATGTGACACCAGATAATGTAACTTTATCTTCAGTAATAAACCCATGATTATCATGATTTATTGTAATATCATAGTGAGTATCAGTAGTAGTAGCTGGTATTGTTATAGGATTATGGTGTAATCTAATTAAGGATAAAGATTGATTTCTAAGATTAAGTTTACCGGGTTTAGAAATGTCAAATTGGGCTCTATTTAATGCAAAAGGTATATCAGAATATGATTCTGATTCCCATGTTGATGCATTTTGGGATTTAAACATAGAACCACCCCATAATTGTTGTGTAGATAGCTCACCAGTAACTAAACTCTTTTCACCTACAGTATGATACCATACTTCATAATTATCTGAATTTGCCATTAAAACAAAACAATATTCAATACCTGGTGCTAGATAAACAGGTGCTATAAACTTAAATTTGGTTTTAAGCTGTTCAATTGTCTGTGGAGTTTCATTTTCATCTAATAATCTATCATGTGGTATTTCATTTACATCCTGAGGCATTAATAGTACTTCAGAAAACCCTAATACCTTTTGTGTAGGAGTTCCATCTCTCATTTCCCTAATTTGCAAAGTAATAGGAATATCAGAATCTTTACGTCTAAAATAAAGATCTATAGATGTTGCAAAGAATCCTTCTGGATATTCAGATCTGTTTAATACAAATGATTGTGCTAGAGGATCTTTATAACGTACATCTGTTGTTATAAGTTCACGTGAATCAAACACTTCATGTGTTGTAATAACAGGCATTCTTGTTGATAGTGTAGTATTTTCTAATGATTCTATTAAGCCTGTCGCTTGATAATCAACAGATGCTGTTGATGTTTCTAGATCACGATTAACAAAGAACGATGATCCTGTAGACTGAAGACCGTCAGTTAATCTAAATTCACGTGTACCTGTTTTAAAGTTAATATTATCTAGATTGGGTAACCAAAATGAACCAATAATACTACCAGCATCATCTGATGTTAAACCTATTTGATTTTGAACAGGATGATGGTCGGCTGTAAGATTATATTCCACTGAAGCCCAATCTGCCCCATAATTCTGACTCATCTGAGTGTCTGGATAATTGCCTGAGATATTATGATCAATAAATATAGATTCCATTCTACAAAATCTTGTAACATCTGTATCATCAAACGTTGCTAATAATCTTGTATTGGGTTTTAATCCAGTCCCTTTAAATGATATTAATCGTGGTCTCATAAATGGTGCAAGGTTAACAGATACTACTCTATCCCCCATATCTACCAATTCAGTAGTTTCCCCTAAAGTTGTTTGAATACCCGAAATAGTTTGTCCTTGAGTAGTAGTAGTTGTTAATGAGTTACCTATCCATGCAGGCAATCCATTCTCACCTAAACCTGTAATACCAATCCATTCTGTTTCCCAATCATTCCAAACAGTTCCGATAGAATCCATATTAATATTAGCTAACATAGCATCATAAAGGCCAGGTTGTTCAAATATCACATCTGGTCTTCTGTCAGTATCTTTCCAATCGTCAGTTGCAGGTGATAATACTAATGTTCCTGTAAAATCAAATACATTAAATGGGTTAACATTAATGAAATTAGTAGCATCTAATGGTGTTGATAACTCATTAACTTCAGTATAATTTAATGTTAATAAATCACCAGACTTTTTAATATTAAATGTGGCTTTATCAGCTGCTGACAATTCATTTTCTACAAAGATGTTATTAGTTAATACACCACCCGGATGATCTTCCCATATAAGATTAAAGTTCTTTCTGGTTGAAGAGGCTTTAAGAAATCCAATTTCAGGATCTACTTCACATTGGTAATTAGGGTAAGCTGTATCCCCTTTAAAATGATCTTTAAATGCATCTACAAAAAAACCAGATTTAAATCTATTAATTTCAGCGTTCATTGCTGATGATTCTAGAAGTGATAATGTTGTATATTCTTCCAAACGATTAACACGTTTTTCAATTTTACCAATGTCTCTCATAGTATATCTTCTATTATTCATCCTTTTAATAGTAATATCAGATGCTTTTAATGCATTGGCTGGGATAGATAACTCGTAAAGTTTTAAAGCATTAGAGGGTGTCTCTCTAAATTTCGGTGTGTCTGAAGGTATACCTGTTATAACATTGAAATTACCATTTACATCTAATGTTATAATATCTTTTCTATTTCGTGCTATAGCCGTATTAATTTCAATTAGGGAATTAGTTTCTAATGTTACACGACCTAATTCACCTGCATTATCTGATCTCGTTCTAAAATCTATTATATTACCGACATTAATTTCTTTATTATACTTTACTGAAAAATAAGTCGGTAAGTTCCGTATTGATGGATCATATGATTCTCTAGAGAAGAATAAGCCTTGAGAAGAATGAGAAAAATATTCATATGTTATTGTCAAAGAGGATGGTAGATTAGTAATATCCGTACCTGTAAATATCAATTTAGAAGGTGTATAATAATAATCAGTATGGCCATTGGTTACTTTGAAGTTATCTTTATATTCTGTATCATCTAAATCATTATCCGCGTTTTTAATAGATATTATAGTATATACATCAGATATAGGATCTAGAGAAGGTGATATAACGAAGTCATTGCCATTATCAATATTAATATCAGATTTATTTAATGACCATGATGCTTCTAATAATGTTTTGGTTTTATAAAACCCTTTAGATACTTCTACTTTAGTAGGAATAACTATAGTTGCTAAATCTGAGCCTATATAAAGATGAGACAATCCAAGCTTTGTTAAGTTAAGGCGAATTTTATTATTAACTCCTGCAACTTTTTCTATATACCCTAATTGAATATCTGCATCTGTAATAAATCCGGGTGTTTGTTCTTGTATGGTATTACTGTCAGTGTCACTAGTGTCCTCTGGTATCACTAGGCCTGTATTGAATATTACAGCATTTAACTTAGAAGCATCAAATATATTATTAACAGATGTAAATTCAATTGTCCTATCATTCTCGTTTGCAAAAGCAGTTGTGTTATTTTCTACATTAATAGTACCCGTTATATGCTCCATTACATAAAATGATGCCTTTCCATCTTTAGGTGTAAAATCATTTACTGCGGTTTGTAATAATGAAATACCTTCAGATTTGAGTTCAAATATATTTGAACTCTTTGTTGCAACAATATGAAAACTTATAACATTCGTTGTGAATATGCAAGTCTCACCGACTACTGTTGAGTTTCTATTAATAACCTGTCTGAGAGAAAAATTCAAGCTTGTGTTAGAAAGTGACACAGAGCTATTTGTGTTTGGTTTATAATCATATACATACAATTTATACTCTGCGTTACCACCAGTATGCTCTTTATACGATACTATATGAGATATTTTAACAGTACCAATGATTACGTTACCGTCATCAATACATACATCAACTTCTTTACCAGGTTGGTATGCCCCTCTTAATTGATCGATAATAATAAACTGATTATTATCTGCATTTAATAATATATTAGTAGCATCTGATGCGGATACAGTAGGTATTTTAATATTGGTAGAATTAATTGTTTCAATTTCAAACCCTTTTACATATGCCTTAGATTTTCCTAAAGTTGCGGGGAAATTTATACCATCAACGGCGTCTTTAATATCTAATGTGAATGGTTGTATAGTATAATCACCTGACTCATCAAAAGTTCTTCTAGCTAGCTCTTCTGACAATATATTATATACTGTTCTATCAACCTTCTTAATGATTTTATTATCAACTATTCGTATTAATTCAATGAAATTAGACTCAGGAATAGTGGCATCAGGGGTAGATATTAACGTTGCTGTAACTTTTAATCTATCAGCACCTTCAGCCCTTGAATTATTAGTACCTAAGGAATTATCACCTAAGGAATTATCAGATCTGATATCGATAACTTCTTCTTTTATATCCAATCCTATTGAATAATTCATTAACCCTGCGGTTGGGTCAGAACTATGTGATTCAAAAGCATCATTAGATATAAAAGTGTGTGTATTAACTGGTACAAACATTTTATTAATGTAGAAAATACCAGCGGATATTGAACTTATTGCAGCTTTGTTTATTCTAGTAGTTGATGCATCGATATTTATTATATTATTGTCTTTTACTGTTAATTCTTCAGAGGCATCTGCTAAAGGTTTAATCACATCTCCTACTTTAAAATGAGTAGACAATTCACGATCAGGATTAGCAGAAGTATATGATATATAAAACCAATATTCGTTAGTTACAGAATTATATTTAACATTTTTAACAACAGCTGTAATAGGGTTTTCAATTGTTACAGAAACACCTCCATATTCGTAAATAGTATCATCTATATAACTAGTATAATAACTATCTTGTTTAGCTGGGTCTTTAGCAACTGTAATATACTCTAAATTATTATCGTGTGTTATATTACCTGGAAGTATAAGAGACCCCTCTTTAAAGAAATGATCTCCTATTCTTGATATTTGTGACTGCAGTAAAGATTGTATTTGTGTTAATTCGCGCGCCTGAACTGCTGATCCGGGCTTAAATAAAATACGTTGAAATTTCTCCGCTGGACTTAATCCGTCCTGACCCGCAGTATTAATATCATCATAATACGGTGCTTTATTGTAATCAGACATTATTTTGATTCCTATAATTCTACTACTAATTTAATGTTTTCAATCTGGTCTTCTGCCCTTAATACCTTATGTCGTTTTTCTAGATATATTATATCACCAGTATATTGAATAATATCAGCATCTAAAATACCATTTGCCGCTACTGTACCTGTAACACTAGAATCTTCTATAGACGTAATATTATCGCTAGCTGAAAATTCCTTAAAACCTGTAGTGTCGTCTTGATGATAATATATAAGATCATCCTTTACCAAATCTAAATGAGCTGTTGCACCAGCCGAATTAGTAAAAGTAAATGTAGTAGTTCTGAAAGCTTCAGCTTCTGTTTCGGATGCCATGGTTAATTTTTTTAATGTATTTGTAAAATCCCCAACATACGGGATTACAGTAGTACCATCAGTATCAAATTCAGTTAAACCAGTAACTACACCAATTTCACGAAACTGTGAAGCTGTTTTGAATCCACTTAGTGATTCAAAGTTAAATTCACAGTTGAGGCCTAAATTATGAGCTGCTAAATCAATTTGAGCACATTTACCAAAACCACCTGGAGGTGGTAATACGGCTACTACGGATGGTTCTGGATTTGTTACTCCGGAATAATAAGTTCCACCTGTTATTACAACTTCAACTTGAGTCCATGCATCATCTTCTGGTGTACTTGTTACACCATTTAAGTTATCTAGTGAGACATTGTCAGCATGTACTTGAATATCACAAATATACCACCAGGTATTTGTACCGTCCGTATAACTTTTCATAGTTATCTGATCGGATGGTATTACATTACCACCTACTAGAGACCCATCACCAATTAATGTTACTGTAGGTTTGGTATTATCATTATAATATCCACCGTTTATTATATGAATTGAATATATTTTACCAAGAGGAGCATTATCTTGCACTTTAATTTGATCTGCATCACGACTATCACCACCAGTTGTAGGGAAAGGAACAGGCATATATGATCCTGTAGTAAACGAGGAATTTAACTGGTCATCAATAGTATACAAATACATCCATACATAACCATCTGATGTCTTGAATATAGATCTTGGTGTAGAAGTACCAATGCTGTCTGGTTTTGTTGGACGTACAGTTGATGGCTCATAACTAAATCCTAGTGTGACATCAAAAAATGCAGGTGCTGAAAGACATAAAAACACATGACGATCTGTTACTACTCTGTCTTCTAGTCCAGAAACAAAAGAATTAGGTAAGTATGTTCCATCTGTATAATTAGAATCCCAAGGTCTGTAAACAGTATCGGAAACCCATATAACACGCTTAGTACAAAGTTCAACTTGATGGGCATTTATCTTTTTAACAACATGCATATTCTGAAAAGCATCATAATGAGTAACTTGATGATTATCTTCAGTCAGAGGAACGGTAGTAGGATCCTCCCCACTTGACAGTAAGGGTTGTTCGTTCGGCCATGGTTGACTCCTACCAAGAAACATATAATAAGGCGCCGTACTAGCTAATTGGATTTTCTCTTTAAGAAATCTAGCGGCACTAATTCTAAAATTATCTGTGATTATTGCGGTCATATTGTGTATACCTTAATGGTGTTGTTAGTGTTATATAGTGTCTAGATTTATAATAATATTATCAGAAGCCTCGTTTAAACAAGTAGCTTCTATATTTCCAGGGACTTTATATTGTATTGTACTATTTATAGTATATTTATCCCAAGAACTAGTATTTGATGTTAATTTAAATTTAACATCATCAAACCAAGCGTTCATCCCAAAGGGTCTATCTATAGAATAAAGTAATAATATTTTTTCAATAAGATTATCTACTGCATGGATTATAAAAGCATCTGCTGTAGAGGGTCTAGATATAAGATCTAATATATACATAGAACATATATAAGATCCGTTTGGTTCCATGCATGTATTAGGATGGTTCAATTGTCTAAATATTTTTGTTGTAGCAGTTAATTCATATACAAGTTCAGAAAACATCTTATAACCTGCAGGATGTTGTCCTTTAAGGAATTTAGCTCCCCATTGAGATCTAGTCACATTTGTATTTGAAATGAAATATGAATATAATTGATAAAATAGTGAATCCTGAACTTTAATATTTGTATTACTTAACATACCATTTACAGATACATTAGGTGATGGTATCAATAAGTTATGTTTAGGATACGTTACTTTCACCTTAGGTGATTCGTAAAAAATCTTAAAAAATAACTGAATGGATTCAACGGTACCTGAGGTTCGATATAGATCCATTAGATCCTTATATAGGAGATTTATATTTCCTTTATAGTTATCAGGTATGCCAGTACCAAAAATAACCTTTAAATGTGAATTTAGTTCTTTTCTAAAATCTATATCTTTATTATCAATAATGCTTAGATATTCTACTAGATCTTTATGCTGTTCTAAAAAGGAAATATATCCATCTAAAAAGGAAATATAATCATTATTAAGAGAGAGATGGTCTGGGATTATCTCAGATACAGATGTCGTTTTTACTAGTCGAGATGTAGTACCTAAACCTCTGTAAGGTTGTACAGCATCTCGTAAATCACGAAGATCTGTATATAGTGTAACAGATATTGTAAAAGTTTTATCAACTGTTAAACCACTTTGATCCGTAGCTCTAATAATAACAGTTGGGGAAGATAGAATATTAGCGTCTAATAATGACTTCACTACTAATTGATTGTTAGTATTGATTTCAAATAAATTAGAACCGGTACCACCAACTAAACTAAAACTATGGGTGTTTGTTGTTTCAGGATCAGTGGCCGTTAAGTCACCTACTACTGTGCCGAAAGCACTGTGTTCTTGAACACTTGTGCCAGAAAGTGTAATATCTGTAGGGCTTTCATTAATATTAGTAACAGATATTGTAAAGGTTTTATCAAATGTTAATCCATCAGGATCAGTAGCCCTAATAGTAAGGGTTAGTTGAGGTTTGGCTTCGTAATTAGCTGAGACAGAAGGGGCTAAATGAAGCATATTGCCCACCACCTCAAACATCGCAGCATCAACACCACCAATAATGCTGTAGGTCAATACATCACCCTCGGGGTCTATACCAGTAATATTGGCGATATGCGTACCAGCACTATTTTCTGCTACTGACAGATTGTCTAAGGTGATATCAGTAGGGCCTTCATAAACATTAGTAACAGATATTGTAGTGACTTTATCAAATGTTAAACCCTCCGGATCAGTAGCCCTAATAGTAAGGGTTAGTTGATTTTGGGTTTCGTAATCAAGTGAAACACCCGCGACTAAATTAAGATCATCACCTGAATATGCAATTTCAAACAATGCATCATCATTACCACCGACAATGCTATAGGTAATGGTGTCATTATCAGGGTCTACACTTTGAATATGAGATACAAGAGTACCACCAGCAGGGACAGAACCCCCAGAGACGTGTTCTGGAGTTGTAAGGTTTGTAACAACAAAATTAGGGGCTTCATTAACATCAAGAACACCTATTGAAAAGGACTTGTCAAATGTTAAACTAGCCTGATCAGTTACTCTGATATTTACTTCTACAGTATTGGAGGCCTCATAATCTAAGATATTATTCTTAATTACTAATTGCTTGTTGGTATTTACCTCAAAAGCATCAAAGAATGCATAATTACTGTCCGTATTAGCTACAGTAAAAGTATGTTGTGTCGTTAAAGCAGCATACTCTGAAGCTGTAAGTGTATCTGACCCTTCAAATACCGATAATAAGTTACCTACAATAGTACCTACAGTACTGTTCTCGGGAACATTTGTATTAGAAAGTGTAATACCTGTTACCCCAGCAAGTACCCCAAAATTATCTAGAATACTGTCATATTCAGCTTGACTTATACTAGTTGTTGTAGCGGTACTTGTAACTTGAAAATTA